GAAAACGAAAGGCACTGCAATGCCCCATGCACAGGATACCGACGACGCGGTCGTGATGGTGGGCGACTTCGCGCCCCGCCCCGCGACTGCGCACCTCAGCGCGAACAGCGACCGTTCCATCGTTCCCGAGCGCGATGGTCTCTGGCCCCTCGCCCCGTGGCGTTGGGTGCTCCTCCTCACAGGCCTCGGCCTCGCCGTGGCCTGCGGCATCCCCGCCGCCGCGCCGGTATGGAACGGGGCAGACCTCGGCGTGCTCATCAGCCTGGCGATCTTCGTCGCTGCTTTCACCCCCGGGAGAAACTCATGACCCCGCAGATCACCGAGGCGCGAATCGTCGTGCCGGATGACGCACCGCGCACCGTGTGGATGCTCGAGCGTGGCGAGGGCGTCACGGCCTCGGACGTGTGGCGGATTGCGCGCGCCGGCATCAAGGCTCGTCGAACGATCGTCGAGCAGAAGATGAATGGCTCGACCTTCCGCGGCAACAAGGCCACGAAGGCGGGACACGCTCGCGAGGCCGCGCTGCTCGACGAAGCCGCAGAGCGTCTCGTCACGCTGACTCCGAACGGGGCGCTCTGGGCTTCGGTCGAGCATGACCTGCACCGCGCAACGCCCGACGCGATCGGTATCGATCCCGATGGCGCGCTCGTCGTCGTCGAGGTGAAGTCGCACGAGTACGGGTGGAAGTCCGACGAGATCCCCGTCGAGCACTTCGCACAGATGCAGTGGCAGATTCATGTGCTCGGCGCGGACTATGCCCTCTACGGGTTCGAGGTTCGCGACGACGACGATATGCCACCCGTCGACGGGGCGACGTGGATTCCTGTCCCGCGCGACGACGAGATGATCGCGTGGCTCATCGAGCGCGCCGACGACTTCATCGCATGGCGCGACGCCGGATGCCCCGACGTCGACGACCTCCCGGAGGAGGTGACTGACGCGGTCGCCGAGTGGGCGCCGCTGAAGCGCGATCTCGAGGCCGCCGTCGCCGCCGAGAAGATCGCGAACGCGAAGGTCAAGGCCGCGACCGCGAAGCTCCCCGGCGCGCAGCGCTTCGGCGCTGTCGGCATGACCGAGCACGGCGGATTTCAGGTCACCGTCTCCGAGTCGGCGTCGATCGACGAGGCCGCGTGGAAGGCCGCCGCTCCCGAACTGCACGCCCACGTCGAGGCGCTCCGAGTCGAGCTCGCCGTGCTCGAGGCGTCAGCGCTCAAACACTTCTCCCGTGTCACCCGCAAGGCACCGGCTCTGCGATTCCAAGAGGTCGAGAATGTCTGACGCCATCGAAGGCACCTTCGTCGAGGTCAAGACGATCGCGGAGGTCGAGCGCATCGTCCACGGCTCCGGGCTGTGGGACGGCACCGCACCCGTCGAGTTCTCCAACGACGGCACGACATGGTCGGAGACGTGGTCGCCGACTGACCTCGAGCCGCACCCACAGTTCGCCCGCGTCTCCGTCTATCGCAAGGACGTGCGCATCCCCACAACCGTCACGATCCGGTGGGACGAGCAGTTCCCCGCCGCCTCCGAGGAGTGGGCGGGGAAGTGGACACGCTCGCCGATGCGCCACTTCGGTCGCACCGTGCGCATGGTCGCATTCCGACAGACGTTCCGCGAGATCCTCGGGAACATCGTCATCGAGGACGAAGACCACACCGACCGTCCTGAGAAGGCACCCGTCGTCGCGCACGTCGCCGATCCGTCGGTCGAGCGGGACTGGGGGAGCGAGTTCCTCGCGACCACGACCATCGACGAGATGGACGCGCTCGAGACGGAGGCGCGCGCGGTCAGGCTCTTCACGCCAGACTCCGCCGGGACCGCCCTGCACCGCGTGGCGAAGGCACAGCGGAAGCGGCTCGTTGAGGCCGCATGGGCGGTCGACCACACGGCCCCCGCGGGGGCTGCAGAGCCTGTGGCGGTCGCTCAAATGACCGTGCGCGCGATCGAACGCCCGGTGCCGCGCGACTTCCTCCCACCGCAGAACCGCGCCGATCGCCGTGCCGCATCGCGCAAGAAAGGGCGTCGGTGATGTACACGAACCCGAACACCGGAGAGGTCGTTACGACCGAGCAGGCGACGTTCGCCATCAAGGTCGGGGCGCAGCTGCTCGACTACCAGCCGACGACCCCGACCGAGATGGAGTACTTCATCCGCGAGGCCGTCGGCCTGATGGAGCAACTGCCCGACGTGATGCTCGAGATCAACGGTCGCCGCTACGACGCCGAGCGCGCCTACATCGCTAAGAAACAGACCCGACTCGCTCACTACGGCCGCAATAACGTCGCCGCCACCTTCGCCCGCGCAATGGCCGACGTCGACGCGCAGGCCGAGCTCGAGGCGTGGCACAACGTCAAGGCCGAATACCACTACGCCGCGGGCACCGAGCGCTCTCTGCGCACCAAGGTCAACTCGATGCTCAACATCAACCGAGCCATCGCCGCGCAATTCGGGGCGCACCGATGAGCGGTCAGTTGGCAGTGGGGGGCTTCGTGCTTCCCGGGTCCGTCATCGTGCCGCTATTGGCGGGGGCCTTCGGTCCCGCACTCTTCGCCGGGAGGATCTTGGCCGCGAGCCATTCGGAGACGGAAAGCGCGCCGTTGAACATACCCGCGCCGATGAAGCCGAACAGGACTTCGGATACGACGAGCACCACCCGACCGATGACGTCGCTGAGCCAGGAGACTCCGCGGGGAAGCGCGCGGCCCGCAGCCTCCATCGTGTCGAAGACGAGCCGGACCCAGAACCTATTCGCCTCGTTCAGAAGGCCCAGCAGTGGCGTGCCCAGCAGGAGCCATCGGTACAGGATCGCGACACCCATAACCATGCTGCCGCCCCACAGCAGCTTTGCGGGACTGCCGTCGAGTCCGTCCGCTTCAACTCCCAGCAGCGCCACGAACGTGAGGGTGAGCAGGGTGAAGGCCAACGCCAGGTCGAAGAAGATCCTGATGACGGTCGCGAGCAAGAGCATTACCTGTGCCCGGAACGCGGCTGGCTCCTTGAGCTTCGCGATGCGCTCGGCGACCAGGGCGACCATGAAAACGGGCAAGATCTGTGCGATCGCGGTGCAAGTGGCCGCGCTCGCCGTGTCGGGCAGATTCACAGCGGTCACTCTATCGGGGGTGACCCGATGCCCCGGCAGCGATGCTCGCGTGGGTGCTGCGGTGCGCGTTGAAGTACCTACGATTCCTCAGGGTGAAGGCGCTCGCGGGCTGGCCCTCGAGCCGAGCCAAGCGGCCCGAAACCAGCGCGGGACCATGGAGCGTCATCGATCCGTTGTCCTTGACTCGAACGTGTCCGAGTTCGAAGGAGGCGTCGCACCCGAACAAGCAGGCGAGCATCACCAGGTCGGGATCGGCGCGCTCTCGTTCCGTGCAGTCTGCTCGGCGCTTGATGTGCGCGGCCACGAGGTATTCGACTGGGAGAGTGTCGCCGCAGAGCCCGCACGGGGCTTCCGACCGACCTGCAAGGAGCCGGCGTCGAAGCGCCGGCTGTTCCACACGGAACCGGGCGATCCCAAGTCGGTCACTGGATCCGTTGAACAGAAGTGTCTGCTCCTCCGTCTCGTCGACTCGAACCTCGACGCCGGCGGACTTGAGCGTGGCCTGCGCGAGCTCGAAGGTCAGAGGGTAGAAGTACCCCTGGTTGACGCGGCCTGCGCGGGTGAATGCGGCATGCGGCTTGGGTTCGCGCAGCCGTGCCGCGAGCGGCACCTGATTCAGCGCGATTGGGACATCCATCGGGGCGTAGTCGACATCGAGGACTCGGCCTTCGTTGTTCCAGGTGCCGCCGTCGTACGGCCGATGCTTGGCTCGTGTCGGCGCGATGACGACGCTGAATCCTCGGATAGCTCCGTTGGCATAGTGCAGAACAAGATCGCCCGGCCGCGCGCTATCCATGCGGTCCCAGCTCGAGACCGCTCTGCCGCTATCGCTGAGAAGAGGAGCCCAGACGACGGCGTAGCCGTGTCCGAGCTTCGACGACCTGCCTTGGTTGACCCACCATGCGTTCACCACGTTCGGAGCCTATCGGGCGACTTCTTTCGCCGCGGGGACGTGATCGCATGACCGCTCCCAGCCGTGAGGTGCGCAACGTTGTGTATCAGCGTGACGGCCGCCGGTGCGCGGCGTGCGGGGTCATGGCGCTCACGTTCCAGCATCGCCGCGCCGTGGGCATGGGCGGGTCGAAGACCGTCCCGTCGCCCGTCGACGGTCTGTCGCTCTGCGCTGTCTGCAATGCCGGATGCGAGGGCGGCATGCAGGCCCAGGCGCTCCGCTATGGGTGGAAAGTTCGCCGGTGGGTGACGCACCCTGAACGCGTCCCAGTGTTCTACCCGCGCGAGATGTCCTGGTATCGCCTCGACGGCGTCGTCCGGGTCCGCATCACGCACGCCGTCGCCATGGAGATGGGTTGCAGCGTCTACGGCGCCGAGTGGCTCTACTGGCACGAGGCGATCGTATGAGCATCGTCAGCGACGCTTTCAACGCGTGGCGGGAGTGTCGCGCCGCGTACGACGAGACCCTTTATCAGCAGTACATGGCGGCCGAGGAGGCGACGAACGGAGCGATGCTGAACGCCCGCGGCCGGGAGAAGGGCATCGATCCCTTCACCCTGTTCATGGGCAACCAGACCCGCGCACTCGCGTACGCCTCCGAGGAGCTCGTCGAGCACTGGGAGACGCACCCGCGGATCACGTACGCGATGTTCGAGAAACAGTGGCAGCGCGACCGCGAGGCCGAACTCATCCAGGACGCGGCATGAGCGCCGTGCTCGAGGCGAACATCGCCCGGGCGTTGACCGCCGCGCAGGAGACCGAGGCCAAGGAATGGAAGCCGAATCGCGAGGTCACTCTCGAGCGTCTCCGCATCGTCGACATGATCCACGAGGGCAAGCCGCAGTGCCGCCTCTGCGGGCAGACCGTGAACCGCTTCGACCAGTTCGGCCTCTGCTCGAAGACATCGGACGTGCATCAGCAATGGCGTGGCATCACGCCCAAGAAGACGAAGGGGGCCAGGCGATGAGCGCGATGCCGAAGTTCGCGATGACGTACGTCGTCGTTTGGGCTGATGAGCGCGGCGAGGGCCGTCACGTGCTGAAGGTCGGTCGTGCCTGGCGGTTCGCGCGGGTGCAAGAGATGGCGATCTCGGGCGGACAAGTGGTTGTGCTCGCTCGTGGCACGGATGCGTCGTGGGAGACGGAGGCGCTGCGGATCCTGCGGCGCTGGTTCCCGCAGGCGTTCCACTCCGAGCTCGAGGCCCGGCAGATCCTGTTCCAGGGCCGCGGGTGGACGGAGTGTTTCGAGGTCGACGACGAGCATCTACAGCTCGCGATCGATCTGGTGTTCGAGGGATTCGCGAAGGGAAGCGATCAGGGTGTCAACGAGGAGCGTGCAGCGGCGGATCAGCGCGGAGGATATGCGGTGGCCGGGGTACCTGCGCGCACCGCACGACGCGAAACCGACCGCGGTCGGGTTGTGGACGACAGCGACGGACCCGCTCGGCCGGTGCGAGCTGGTGCCGGAGCTGATCGCCGCGGCGATCTACCCGGGGCAGGCAGCGACGGAACTCGTGATCGATCACCTGCTGATGCTCGCCGACTCCGGGTTCCTGACGATCTATCAGGAGCAGGGGTCGGAGTGGATCGCGCTGCGGCGCCCGCTCCGCGTCGACGCCCGGCTTGCGTCGTCGGATGCCCCGGAACCGCCACGCGAACATTCGCGAAGCTTCGTGGCTGTGGGGGGAGTGGGCGAGCGGGCGCGGGTGAGCGTGCAGGCCGAGAACGGCGAGCGGGAGAGCGAGTGGGCGCGCTGGCGGGCCGAGCAGGAGCACGGTCCCAAACGTCCGAAACGGCCGCTGCTGTTGGATGCCCCACCCATCGGATGCCCCGATCACCCGCACGGCCGTTTCGAGGACTGCGGACCTTGCGGGACTGCGCGCCGCCAGCACGACCGGTTCATCGCTCAGGAGCGATACACGCAGCAGATGACCGAGTACGAGCAGAACCAAGAGACCGAGGAGGGCTGGGGAGATGACTTCTGACGCACTCGCCAACTTCGTAGACCTGACCGCCATGCGGTTCGTACGCGACCGCGGCTTCCGGCTCCGGCTGCTCGCTGAGGCCGACGAGACACCACGAGAGACAGCAAACAAGATCCGCCGCGACGCGATGATCGCGGCTCAGAGGAGGACAGCATCATGAGCAGGAAGACGGTGTATCTGCACCTGCGGAAGAGCGGGTATGACCGGTTCGCGGTCGTGAAGCTCGCCAAGACTCGGGACGCGGTAACCCGTGACGGTGACGTGGTCATGCCGCTCGAGATCGAGTTGCCGACCGATTTCTTCGAGCGTGCCGCGATCCGCGTGCACGTCGAGCCGATGACAGGGGAGAAGCGCTGATGGCTGGCGAGACTGTGATCACCGTCGTCGGGAATCTGACCGCCGATCCCGAGCTCCGGTACACGCAGAATGGGCTGCCAGTGGCGAACTTCACGATCGCATCGACTCCGCGGAGCTTCGACCGGACTGCGCAGGAGTGGAAGGACGGCGACGCCCTGTTCCTCCGCACCTCGTGCTGGCGTGAGTTCGCCGAGCAGGTCGCCGGCTCACTCACGAAGGGCATGCGGGTCATCGCGACCGGCCGCCTTCGTCAGCGCGCCTACCAGGACCGTGAGGGTATCCAGCGCACCGCGATCGAACTCGAGGTCGACGAGATCGGCCCAAGCCTTCGCTACGCGACGGCCCAGGTCACGCGCGCTGCGCGGCCCGATGGACAGCAGCGATCGGCGGCATCCGCCCCGGCGCAGGAACCGCAGTGGGCGACTTCGGAGCCGCCCGCGGATGGGGGATGGACCTATGGCGACGACACACCGTTCTAAGCCGCGTCCGAACTGCGAGTACTGCAGGGGCTTCGGGATCGTCTCGGTCTCGAAGGATCCTGACGAGGTGGCGGACTGCGTCTGCACCGACCAGGTCGACGACCCGCGGTGGAGGGTTGCGTGCATCAACTGGACCTGGCCGGACGCACCGCACGCGCTGACGTACCTGCTGATCGACGGCGACGCGCACGTCGAGCGATTCCACGATTCGTGGGAGGACGCCGTCGCCTGGCTCGAATCGTTCGGGGACAAGCTGGCGACGTGGGCTGATTTCCTCACCCGGATGAAGCGGGAGCGAGGTCTGCACCGTGTCTGATCGCTACTGCCTCCGAGGGTGCACCGTCCGCGGTGAGCACTATGCCGCGTGCGACCGCAACGGCGAGAAGTATGAGGGTGAAAACCCGTGCCCCGGCTGCGCTCAGGTCGACGCCCGTGACGGCGTGCTCATCTGCGAGCGGTGCTACCGCACCCTGCGCCGTCACATCGAGGACGCGGCCGACGTCGTCGGGCATCTCCGCTCGATCGCTGACCCGACGAAGGCCGCGGTGTTCGACCGGATCCGCGTGCAGTCGTCGTCGATCGAGATCCCGGCGCCCGTGGCTGCCGACCTCATCGACGCTTCGAACGACATCACGACGACGCTCAACATGTGGGCCAACCATGTAGCAGGGGAGGACCGCCCCGGCGCCGGCCTTGGCGCAGGTGCGATGGCGGATGCCGCGCATGACGTGGTCCGCATGGCCGCCGACGTCATCCTCGACGAGCTCGACCACCTGGCGAACGACTCGCATCAGGTCGAGGCGCTGTGCGAGGGCGTGATGGTCGTCAACGGCGTTGCACCTGACGTGTGGACGGTCGCGGATGCCGCGGTGCGGTGGCCGCTCGAGGACTCGCCTCGCTGGGCGCAGGCCGCGTGCCCCGAGTGCGACCTGATGGCCGTGCGCGTTCAGCCGGGCCGCAACGGCCGGCCATCCCGCTACCGGTGTACCACCGCCAACTGCGACTGGGAAGCGAACTCGATTGACGACGGCGGCCTCTGGGCATCTGTCTTCGCCGAGCCCGCACCACCGGAGATTCGCCCGCACGACCCGAGCTTGCTGACCCTCGTCGACGCAGCTCGCCTCGTGCACCGCGAGCCGGGCACCGTGCGCGGCTGGGTGAAGGCCGGAGAGATCGAGCCGCACCTCGGCCGATACCGCAAGGACGACGTGCTCGCCGTGGCAGCACGCAAGAGAGGAGATGCCGCATGAAGATCTGGCTCACGCTTGCCGAGGCCGCCGACACCGCAGGACGCACCGAGCGCACAATCCGCAATTGGGTCGACGCCGGCGAGCTCAACCCTCGCCACGGACGATACATGCGCGACGACGTGCTCGCCACGGAGCAGAGGATGAGAGGAAGAGTGGGCAGGCCCCGCAAGACCGCACGTGAGGAGTGACCCGTATTGTTTGGATCATGACGAAAGCGCCAGATGGGTTCATCGAGCAGCGGCGGATCAAGTTCGGAGGAGAGCTCACCACGTGGCCCCGACTCAAGCGAGCTCATGCCTTCAGCTTGCTGATGGAGCTCGATCGCCGAATAGCGGTGTGGAGCGCGCGAGGGCTCATTGTCACTGTGCCGCAGATCGAGGCCGACGGTATGCGCGTCAACTTTCACCTGCAGGTTGATGAGCAGCCTCCCCTTGACGAGTGGAGTCTGATTTTTGCGGACGTGGTTCACGCTCTCCGATCATCGCTGGACGCGCTGGCGTGGGAGATCGCTTCACTAGACGGCAACACCCCTTCGAAGCCCAATCAGGTGTACTTCCCTATAGCAGGGGCTGGGTTCGACGCGAAGATCGCCGCTATGGGTGAGAAGCTGGATCCACAGTTCGTCGAGCGATTCCGGATCCTTCAAGCTCCGACTTTCCGACTACCCAATCAGGAAGACGGTGTCGACGTTCTCGCGGCGCTACACCAGCTCGATATCGACGATAAACATCGCGGAGCTCTCCGCGCGACCGGCGTGATCGGCGCCGCTAACCTGCAGGCGAGTGTATTTCTGGACGCGGAGACTGTGGTCGGAATGCAACAGGTCGAGGGAGACATCCCCCTTGAGACGGGATACCAAGTCGGACGCATGAACGTGTCCAAACCTGCCCGACTTGAGAAAACCATCCCCACGCCAGCGGCAGTCGCGCTCACAATCCGAGGCGCCGTCGGCGGGAAAGAGTTCACCCTGCCGCTGTCGGCGTTCACCCAAGTCGTCTTCGCTGCGGTGGACCGGGCTGTTCACATCATGACGCAGGGCGAACCTCAGGAGGGGTTCTACGCCGCTGCGCCTATCGATGTCGAGACTTTTCCGCCAGCCTAGGGTCGTCTGTCTTCGAGATGTCGCGGAACAGACATACTGGCCTGATGGATCCGCTGCTCAAAGAGAGTCTCGACTTGGCGCTCGAGTATCTACGCGTTCTCGCCTGGCCCGTCGTGGTTATCGTTGCCGTCGTGATGTTCCGCAGCTCGATTAGGGCCCTGTTCACCCGAATGACAAAGGCCTCAGGTTTCGGAGCATCCGCAGAGTTCGCGGCCGAGGTGCGTTCCCTGGCGGAGGAGTCGAAGCAGATTCGCGAGGGCGAGGGTGTGGGAGAGGTTGGCGGCACGTCAGCCACCCAGGATCGTGAGCCGGCCACGAACCTCGGTCGTATGTTGATCGCCTGGGCGAAACTGGAGGCGGCTGCGGAAGAGGTCGCTGAGCGAGCGAAGCTTCGCAGTCAAGGTGGACCGATCTCGCAGATTGCGATCGAACTCCGTGAGGACGGTCTGATCGGTGCTCAGACCTTCCACATCTTGATGTCTTTGAGGGCGCTTCGCAATGACGTCGTGCACCGAGCCGACCAAGCGCAAGTATTGGACGTGGCCGCGGAAGACTTCATCAGCACGGTGGAGAACTTGGAATCGGCGTTCAGAGCGGCTGGCAGAGCTGCGGATGAAAGGTACCGCAACGCATCTGTTCCATGACCATGCCTTGCGGCCCTGCGCTACTGGTACCAGAGGGCTTTCGGCAGGTTGAGGGGGTCGACCTCCCAGGTGATCTCCTCGCCGATGCTGAAGTACTTTTCGGTATCCCAGACTGCGTCCGTCTCATCGCGGTTGAGCATCGATACGGCAGACTGCGGATCCATCGCCCAATCGCGAATTCGGGACTTAGTGCGAGCGGAGCGCGCTCGCTGCATCCGGCGGAAGGCGCCATCGTCGCTGTCATCAGCGGGGCCATACGCGAAGGGGTTGTCGAGGTCGTACGTGGTTAGAGCAAGGACCTCGGTGGCGCCCGGCACGATGCTCTGCTCGAGCATCACCGTCGCATCAATCCTCGCTTGTGCGTCGGGTGCGCGAGGGGGCGGCGGTTCGCTAATACGATGCGACGTGCGCCAGGGACTGCGGTTCTCGTGCTCGGTAATCCAACGTTGCAGAGCTCGCGCTTCTTCGAGCGCCAGTGAGCGGAGATGCTCAGCACGCTCGTCGGCATGCCTCTGGTCTAGATCCGAGTTGCGCGCTTCCTCGATTTGATGGGCGAGCTTCTGGGCGCGACTGCTGGCCGCCAGAGCGACGACGGAGACCGCCACGGTCGCGATCGCGCCGCCAGCTGGAATGAAGATCTCCGCCCACCACTGGAACGCGTCGTGGACGATAGCAGGAGCCGCCGCAGGCGTCATGCTGTAGCAGAGAACAGCGCAAGCGCGTCCTCAATACTCGATGACAACCCGAGGAGAGCAGGCCGAGACGTCTCGGGTAGCGCGTATGCCGCGTACCAAAAGCCAGTCACCGGGCTTATCGTGCCGAGAACCGCTGACGTTCCGCCGATCGTCACCTCGTAGAACCCGCCCGTGGTTGGCACGGCGCGAAGGTCGCCATCAACTACCTCATTCATATGCTCACCTTACGAGGTCCACTAGTCCGGCAGAATGAGTCAATGACCGACGATGCCGCGCGTCTCGAAGCTGAGTACGCCATCCTGCTGCAGAAGCTCGAATCGCTCGACCGCGAGGTTGCAGCCCGCGAAGAAGCGAAGGAGCGAGCCCTCAACACCGCGCGCTCGGTCGGAGCGCAACTCGCCCGCCTCGGCCACGCGGCAGAGCTCGCCGGGGTCCAGTTCGACAATGATCTCGCTCGCCGCCTTTATTGGAACTACCCTGACGTGCATGTCGCCGAGATAGCGAATCCGATGCGGGTCCATGAGGGGCAGGTCAGTCGCTACGTGGGCACGGGGGAGATCGAGAAGCCGTGCATGAGCGGATGCGGAAGGACGCTCATCTGGCACATGCGTAACCGGACGGATGCACACCACCAGCCGCGGTACTGCCCTGAGTGCCAGGAGAAGCGGGATGCGCAGCGGGAGCAGGACCGGCGTGAGTGGAGAGCGCGCGAAGACGCCGAACACCGAGAGACGGTGGACGCGCTTCGGGCTGCCGTCGACGCCGGCGTGCAGATCCGTCGTTATGCCGACTTCCCGGGTGTGCCCCACACTTGGGAGGTCGACGAGAACGGGTTCCCGTTGGCGCTGCGAGACGAGCGCTAACGCGGCTTCGGCATGCTCATGCGGATGGTGGCTGCGCAATCCACTACCTTGATGGGAGATTGCTCAATTCGAGGGGGAAACATTGGTAGCCATCACGCGGGACCGAGACGAGATCGAGGACGGCGTCGTCCAGCTTCGATTCGCAGATGACGGCGACAACGTCCGCGACATCAGTGCAGCGGACCTGGCCGAAGTGCTTGAGGGTCTCGTGGAGTTCACGCGCGAACTCTCCAAGTCAGGTGAGTTCGGGGACGGCGCTGCGCCTCGTATCCGAATCCGCGCACCAAAAGAGGGCTCGTTCATCCTCGAGGCCATTGTTTGGATGCAGGAAAATCCATTCGCGACGGCGGGATTGGTGGCGGCTAGCGGGGCAGTCGGTACTGCGGCGGGCAAGTCTGTTGCCGACGCGATCGGCGCAGGGATCCGGAGCTTGAGGGGGCAGCAACCGGTCGATTTTGACTATCTGGAGAACGGTGACGTCAAGGTCAAGTGGCCCGACAACTCGGCGACGCAAGTGCGTCGCGAGACGTGGGACAAGCTTCAGGAGATGAAGCGTCCGACTCGCAGGGCTCTGAGCAAGATCATGACGCCACTCAACACCGATGCGGACAAGCTGGAGGTGCGTGATGCCTCTGTGAACGCCACGACCGATGAGATTCTGAGCACCCCGGCCGACGCTGTGGCGATCCGAACGGATTACCTCACCGCCATCCAGGTGCATGAGGAGACCTACGAGAACGAGCGCATCTTCGAGACCGAGGCTATCCTCGCCACCATCGACTTCGACAACACGGCAAAGTGGAGGGTCAAGACCACCCGAGAGGGGACGCGCACGGCTACCATCGAGGATGTACAGTTCCTGCGCGGTCTCGACCGCGGGGACGCGATTCACAAGAACGACATCTTCTGGCTCAAGGTGAAAGAGACCACCATCAAGGAGCCTGGGAAGAATGTTCGCACCGAATGGGCTGTGATCGAAGTTAGGCGCACGAGGCGAGGTGACACGGATGGTGACGCATTCGACGATGCACTCGACGAGGCGCCAGAGCCAGCGCCGACGGAGTTCGAGGCAGAAGCCTGATTACCGTCGCCTAGCGGTCCTGTTCCTGTGCATCGTGTCGATCATGCTCCTCACGGTCAGCGCGATCGTCGAGCACACGTCGCCGTTCCTCGTGCTGATACCCACAGCACTCGGGGCGCTGATGATCGCGAGGATGCACCACTGAGGCGGAAACTCTTCAAACTCTTCCACCGGGTGTGTTAAGCTGTGCTTGCACCTGAACTATGACCGAAGCCCTGCCGATCTGGCGGGGCTTTCGTCGTTTCAGCTGTGCCCCCGCCGCCACGCGCTCACAACCCCAGGCAGAGTGACCCCTGCTGCTCACAATCTCGCACGCACCTCGTAAGACGTCGAGAGAGAGCATCCCCAGCGCGGTCGCATGATGCGCACACTGAAGCGGTGATGCGCGGCGGGGCGCAGTCTTCCCGATGATCGGAGCCGACGATGACCATGCGTCCTCGCCCGATCGACGATTCGCCGATCGTCCCGGTCCGGTCGAGCCTTCGCCCCTCGACGTTCCGCATCTTCGACGCACGCGCGCGCGAGTTGGGGGTCGACATCGGAGTGCTGCTCTCGCGGCTGGCCGATCGAGCAGTGACGCCGAAGCCGCGCCGCCGCGCGGCAGCCAAGCCATTGACTGCGACTCGCTCGGCCGTGGACGAGGTCGACCGCCGGATCGTCGAGCTGAACGCGCAGCGCCTCAGCGATCGACAGATCGGCGAGCGGGTCGGCCTGCATCAGACGGCTGTCTCGCGCCGCCGCCGGCTCATGGGCATTCCATCCCCTGGACGCTGGCCGCAGTCGTGAGCAAGCGCACTCACACTCGTGAGGATCAGCGCCAGCGCACGGAGTTCTTCGAGGAGGGAAAGCGTCTCGACGCGAACCCGGAGACCCGCGCGCTCGCCGGATGCTGGCTCTGCGGCCTTCGCATCGACTACGAGCAGGCGCCGGGCACTACGACGGACTCGCACACCCTCGACCACTACTACCCGGTCGAGGACTACCCCGAGCTGCAGAACGACCCCGACAACTTCCGCCACGCGCACTTCGACTGCAACAGCAGCCGAGGCAAGGGCGACGCCGCGCGTGGACTCGGCGAGCTCCTGCCCGCCTGGTGGTGATCAGGGCTTCGGTTTCGGGGGCAGCTTGATCATCCGCTGTTCGACCTTCGCGTAGTGGCCAGAGATCACCCTGGTAGCCATCTCCAACGCGTCCGTGACGTTCTCGTATCCCTGATTGCCGTCGGTGGCGATGATATCTGAGCCGTTGTCCCCATAGAGCTTCCAGCCCCACTTCTCGTCCGCGCGCTGGACTGCGACCAACCGTGCTGCCATGACTGCTCCTTCGCTCGTCGTGGGGAACACCCTATCGGGGGCAGGATGCCGCGCGGCCAGGATTGAGGAGACACCGTGAACCGCTTCGCCGCTGTTGGTCTGTTCGTCGAGGCGGCAAAGGGTTCGCGCATCCTCGTGCTCACCTCGCGTCGTTACGAGATCGCCGACGCTCTCGAGTGCTTCATGCGCATCGAGGAGGTAGCGACCTGGCCGGGTGTGCGCGTACGCCGCACGAACGGCGATGAGCGCATCGAGCTCGGTGGTCGCGGGCGCATCGCCTTCCACTCGGTGATGTCGTCACTCACGGGGGAGAGCGCCGACATCGTCTACATCGACGACGAGGCAGACCGACGACTCGACGACGCAGGGCGCGATCAGTTGTATCGCGCCCTGCGTGCCATCACCCACGGCACGCCAACAGCCGAGGTTGTCCGAGCATGACCGTGGAGGGGGAGTACCCATGAACTGCATGAGCTGCCAGTCGAGCGACACCACGCTCGTGAAGGCCACACTCGAAGGCTTCGCAGATGTGAAGCACTGCAACGCCTGCGGCTTCGACCAGCCCATCCCGAGGTAGCACCGAACCGCCCGCCGGGATCCCCGCCGATTCACCCCCCGCCGAGAAAATCCGGCCTCGGGGTGGGAGGGCGGAACACCGCCGGGAGGGTGTTCCTCTCTCCCCGATAACCCTCATAGGGGGTCGCGCACGCGCGCACGCGAGAAAGGGTGTCCGCAATGACTGCTTTCGCTGAGGAATCCGTCACGGCGGCACTCGAGCGGGGACTGCGCAACGCGAAGCACCTGAGGGCGAAGCATGCCCCGGTCGTCGCCGCGGCGCGGTCGCTCGCCAAGAAGATCGACGCGTGGGACGTGATCGTCGAGTGGGCGATCTCGGACGCCGCCGAGCGCGGCGGTCGCCCGTCCGTCCCGGCGAACGACAACGTCTCGATCGCGAGCTTCCTGAAGTACCTCGACGCCCTGGGTCTGACCCCGGAGGCGGAAGCGCCCACGGCCACGCCGGGGCGGCCGGCAACTAAGCCTGCGGCGGCCACGCCGTCGAACAAGGTGCTCGCGTTCCGGCAGAAGGCGCAGGCCGGGTAGGAGTCGCGGTGGAGATCACTCACGGGTTCACCGAGCCGCGTGTGTGGACGAAGCCGCTGACCGAACTCACCCCGAAGACTTCCCGCGGATTCGAGGTCATCGAGTTCGCCGAGGAGACACTGAAGGTCTGCCTGTTCCCCTGGCAGAAGTGGCTCCTGATCCACATGCTCGAGCTCGACTCGTTCGGGCTGCTCCGCTTCCGCAAGGCGCTCGTGATCGTCGGCCGCCAGAACGGCAAGACGCTCATAGCCGCGGTGCTCGCCGCGTATTGGCTGTACGTCGACGCCGGCCGCTGGCCGAACCAGATCGCCGAACAGAACTTCGTCGTCGTCGGTGCCGCGCAGAAGCTCGACATCGCCATGAAGCCGTGGAAGCAGGTGCGCCGCTGGGGCGCGCCCGACGACATCAAGGTCGGCATCGCCGTCGACCGCGTCCCTGACCTGCAGGAGATCACCTACCCGCCGCGCACCACGAACGGCGAGACCGAACTCCGCACGCTCATGGGTGCCGCCTACCTGCCGCGCACCTTCGACGGTGCCCGCGGTCAGTCCGCCGCACGCCTCATCCTTGACGAGCTCCGCGAGCAGTACGACTACGACGGCTGGTCGGCGATCGAGAAGTCCGCGAACGCGATGTACGACTCGCTGCTCGTCGCGTTCTCGAACGCGGGCACGAAGCGGTCGAAGGTTCTCCGCGACGTCCGCCAGATCGGGCACGAGGGCATCGACGACCCAGAGACGCAGTGGTTCATCGCTGAGTGGTCGGCGGAGCAGGACGCCCGCCTCGACGACCCGCGCGCGTTCGCGCAGGCGAACCCGTCCGCCGGGTACCTCCCCGGCATGACGATCGCCGGACTCATGCGCGCCGCGGCCGAGGCCAAAGAGAAGAACGTCGAGCGCATCGAGGTCCTCGGCCAGTGGGTGACCGCGAAGGTCGACAACTTCATCGAGGTCGAGGACTGGAAGCAGCTGCACCAGGCCGCCGCCGACGTGCTCGCCAAGATCCCCCGCGGCGCCCGCACTGTGTGGGGCATCGACATGTCGCACAACCGCCGGACGACCTGGCTCGCCGCCGCCGTGCTGCTCGAGGACGGCACCCCGTTCGTCACGATCCGCGTGAAGCGACCCGGCTGGGCATGGGTGCTCCCCGCGCTCATCGAACTCGCCCAGGCATCCGGGCACCTCGAGGTCGCCGTGCAGTCGAAGGGCGTCCCGGCGACCGACTTCCTCAAGCCGCTGCAGGACGCGGAGTTCCCGGTCAACGGGAAGATGACGAAGTTCATCGTCCACGCGATCGACTGGTCAGCATTCGCGCTCGCGACCGGACGGCTCTCGGATCGCGTCCGCGACCGCGGCATCGCACTCATCCCGCAGCCGGACGTCGACCGGGCGATCCCCGGGGCCGTCGTGCGTACCTACGCCGAGAACACCGGATGGTCGCGCGAGAAGTCCGTCCCGATGGACATCGCAGGCATCTGCGCCGAGACGATCGCGCTGTACGCGCTCGAGTCGCTCACACCGCCCCCGCCGGCCCCGGCACCACCGCCACCACCGCCCGCCGAAGTGGTCATGCGCGACGCCGAAGAACTCGGCGACGTGAACTTCGCGACCGCCGCCTTCTAGACGGGAGACTCCCTATGTCCTGGCTCACTCGCATCGTCGACCGCATCTTCGGTGCGGCGGCTCCGGCCGCCGCCTCGTCCGAGCTCGGATATCAGACGGGCGGCCTGCTCTCGTGGACGACGCTCGTCGAGGAGTCGGGGGAGTCGAACCCCGACCTCTACTGGCCGCAGTCGCTCGAGGTCTACGACCGCATGCGGTCGGAGGACTCGCAGGTCGGCTCTGTGCTTCGCGCCGTCGTGCTCCCCATCATGCGCGCCGACTGGATGATCGATCCCGCCGGCGCACGAGACGAGGTGACGCGGCACGTCGCCGGTGACCTCGGACTGCCAGTGAAGGGGAAGCCTGTCGAAGCGCCGATCCGCACCAAGGGGCGATTCTCCTGGGTCGAGCACCTGCGGCTCGCACTGCTCGAACTGCCCCACGGGCACTCCTACTTCGAGCAGGTCTACTACCTCGACGCGTTCGGGCGCGCCCACATCCGGAAACTCGCGTGGCGTCCGCCGCGCACGATCAAGGACATCAAGGTCGCCGCGGACGGCGGCCTCGTCGCGATCGTGCAGAACGGCGTCGCATCGTCCAAGGGTGCGGTGACGATCCCCGTCGACAGGCTCGTCGCCTACGTCAACGAGCGTGAGGGCGCAAACTGGCTCGGCCGTTCCCTGCTCCGCACCGCCTACAAGAACTGGCTCCTCAAGGATCGGCTCCTGCGCATCCAGGCTCTCAGCGCCGAACGCAACGGCCTCGGCGTCCCGGTCTACACCGGGGCTGACGCGCCGGCGAACGCGAGCGTCGAGGAGCGCGAGAGGTGGAACAAGGCCGAGCGTGAGGGCGGCCTGAAGATCGCGAAGAACTTCCGAGCCGGTGAGAGCGCCGGAGCGTCCCTCCCGGCAGGCGCGAAGATGGAGCTCCTCGGAGTCAGCGGTAAGACGCCCGACACCGACCCGATGATCCGCTACCACGACGAGCAGATCGCACGCGCCGTGCTCGCGCACTTCCTCAACCTCGGCACCGAGACGGGGTCGTGGGCGCTCGGCTCCACGTTCGCGAACTTCTTCACCGACTCGCTCAACGCGGTCGCGCAGCAGATCGCCGACGTCGCGCAGCAGCACATCATCGAGGATCTCGTCGACCTCAACTGGGGACCGGACGAACCTGCCCCCAGGATCGTCCCGGCGAAGATCGGGTCGGAGCATCCCGCGACCGCCGAGGCGATCAAGATGCTCGTCGAGGCCAAGGTGCTCGAGCCGGACGGCACGCTCAAGTCGCACGTCCGCACCCTCTACGGCCTGCCAGTCGCTGACACGACCGACGGCGGTGAGCCGACCGGCACCACGCCGAGCGACGCCGAGGTCGCGCGCGCCGCCGCCGAGACCATCCAGAAGGTCTACCTCGGCGTCGACGTCGTGGTCGACAAGGACGAGGCGCGCGACCTCGTGCGCAGATCCGGCGCTGACCTCAAGGCGACGCCCGACACCACTCAGGAGGACACATGACCAAGCGGAACCCGAACCGGTACTGGGGGAGCGCTACGCCCCCGAAGTCCAAGGCTGAGTTCTTCGACGCGATCACCACGCCGGCGACCGGCGACGACGGCACTGTCGCGACGATCCGCATGTACGGGCCGATCGACAGCTACGGCGGATGGTGGGGCATCAGCGCGGGCGACGTCAGCGACGTCCTCGACAATCTGCCCGACACGGTCACGCAGATCATCCTCCGCATCAACAGCCCCGGCGGCGAGGTGTGGGAGGCGATGTCGATCCTCAACATGTTCCGCGCCCACACGGCCTCGGTCACTGCGGTCGTCGACGGGATCGCGGCGTCCGCCGGGTCGTTCCTCGCCGTCGGGTGCGACGAGACGGTCATGTCGCCCGGGTCGCAGATGATGATCCATTCGCCACTGACGTGGGACTACGGCAACGCTGCAGAGCTCCGCAAGACAGCCGAGGTGCTCGACAGCGTCGAGGAGTCGATCATCACGATCTACCGCGACAAGGCCGGCGAGTCCGCCTGGGGCGAGCTGCTCGCCGCCGAGACCTGGTACACGGCGCAGGAAGCCGTGACCGCTGGGCTCGCCGACCGGGTCGCCGTCGTCAAGGACGCCGGCGAGACGCTCACCCCCGGAGCCGAGGAGCCGGATCTCGTGCTCGTCCCCGCCGAGGGCGACGACGTCGACGACGTCTTCGAAGCCGCCCGCGCCCGCCTCGGCTGGCACCCCACCGGCGCGACCGCGCCCACCAAGCTCCCGAGCTCGCCCGAGCCGGGTACCCCCAGAGAAACGGAGACGCTCGACATGAGTGACACCTTCCTGGCCTATGTCCGTGATCGGCTCGGCGTGCCCGAGGCCGAGGCATCCGAGGAGACGGTCAAGGCCGCTCTCGATGAGGTGCTTACGGAGCAGGCCGACGCCCCCGTCCAGAACGTCGTGCCCGCGGGCGCGGTCGTGATGGACGCCGCCCAGCACCAGAAGCTCGTTGACGACGCCGCCGCTGGCCGCGCTGCCCGCGAGCAGCAGATCAGTGACCGCCGCGACGGCATCGTCAAGGCCGCGCTCGACTCTGGCCGCATCGCCCCGTCGTCCGCCAAAAGCTGGCGCGCACAGCTGGACAACGACGAGACGGGCATCTCCGCCCTGCTCGAGTCGTTCCCCGTGAACACCATCCCCGTCGAGGAGCTCGGACACGACGAGGTGCACGCCACGTCGGACGACTCCAACTACTCGGCCATCTACGGCCAGAAGGGAGCCTGATCATGAGCGACCACCTGCTCGCGTTCAAGCCCGGACTTGCGGTGACGTTCACCGCAACCACCGCCATCACCGGCGGCCAGGTCGTCGAGGTCACCGGCAACCGCTCGGTCGGTGTCGCCGGTGCCGCGTCGACGAAGGCGATCGGGACCGCGGGGCACGACGCCGCGATCGGCGACCCGGTCGTCGTCCACCTCGCCGGCCCCGTCGACACGATGACCGCCGCCGCGGCGATCACCGCCGGCGCATCCGTCGAGGCCGCCGCCGCAGGCAAGGCGCAGACCACGACCACCGGTCGCGTGCTCGGCCTCGCCCTCACCGCGGCGACCGCCGCGAACCAGACCATCCAGGTTCTTCGGGCCTGAGACAAGGAGATCACCCATCATGATCAACTACCCGATCCCCGGGTCCACGCTCGCCGGCAACGTCTCGACCGCTCAGGCGCTCGCGTTCCTGAAGTCGCCGGCCCAGATCGCCCGCCGCTTCGAGGATATCCTCGCCGATCACAACTTCCTCTCGCACTACCTGCTTCGCGGGAAGTACAAGATGCAGGGCGGCGCGGTGTCCTACACCCCCGACGAGGCCACCTCCTCGGGTGCCACCGCGGAGACCGTCGCCCCCGGCGGCGAGTACCCGCTCGCCGCGCTCCCGGCGGATGCGGCCGTCTTGGTCGCCGCGATCAAGAAGGGTCTCGGCTCGGAGGTCGCCGACGAGACCGTCGGTCGCCTGCAGATGGACCCGATCGAGCGTGCGATCCAGCTGCTCGCCAACGACATCGTGTCGCAGTTCGACGCGGCGTCGCTGTCCCTCATCCTCTCCGCGGTCAGCCAGACCGTCGGCGGAGGCGCATGGAGCGCGGCGAACACCATCGTCGCGAACGTCGAGGTCGGCAAGGCGCAGATCAAGGGTGCACACCGCGGCTACCGTGCGACGAGTATGGTGCTCACCGACCTGCAGTGGGCGGCCGTCGCACCGATCCTCCTGCCGCTCCTGCCGCGTGAGGCCGGGAACCCGATCCTCGCGGGTGCGTTCCCGAACATCCTCGGCCTCGACTGGGTGACGTCGTCCGACCTCCCGGGCGGGTGGCAGCCGCTCATCGTGGACGCCGACCACCTCGGCGGCATCGGACACGAGGACATCCCGTCCGAGGAGTACGTCGCCCTGGCGACGATCAACTCCCAGAACAAGTCGAACGTCGAGGTCGCTCGCTTCCGCGAGAAGAACGACTCGACGCGCATCCAGATCCGCAAGGCGGATGTGCCGATCGTGACCAACCCGCTCGCCGCGGCGAAGATCACGGGGACGGGGCTCTGATGTCGCACATCGTGAGAGCACCCGCGATCCAGGTGATCGCCGGCGTCCGCGCCCACTTCCTCGAAACCGGCGCCATCCTCCCGGCCGGCGTCGCCGAGGAGACCCTCGAACGGCTCGTCAACGAGGGACTCATCGAGTCCATCAACGACGCGACCGACACCACCGCCGACGCAGACGACCAGGACAAGGCGGACGCCGACGCGAAGGCCAAGGCTGACGCGAAGGCCAAGGCTGACGCTGACGCGAGGGCGAAGGCTGACGCGGACGCGAGGGCGAAGGCTGACGCGGACGCGAAGGCCAAGGCCGAGGCAGACGCCAAGGCGCAGAAGTAACCGAACAGGGGGCGATGAACCATGCCGATCACACCGACCGATCTCGGCGGCGACGAGAACACCGCACGACGGGTTCTCGTCCAGGCACGGGACATCGCCCCCTGCATCGACTCCTTCCCCGAAGATTCGGAGGAGAAGAAGGACGCGATCGCCGTCCTCAAGGGCGTGCTCGACGAACTCCCCGCCGCCGGCTCCCGTCGCACTCGAGCGATGAGTCGCAACGGATCGTCGATCACACTCGCCGACATCAAGTCGGCATTCGACGACGACGCCCGCTCGAACCTCCGCGCCCTCTGCGCGGCGAGCCGCGACGCCGCCCCGGACGCTCCGCTCGGCAGCTTCCCGACCGACCGCCCCTTTGCGCGGGTCTGGCCTGAAGGCGACTACTCGTGAACGGCGACTGGACCGACCCATTCTGGTTCCCGCACACCATCATCGCTCGCGTACGACGTGCGGGCGGCGGCATGGGACCACGCCCCGAGGAACCTAAGCCCGTTGTCGCCGAGGTGCTCGACAAGCGTGAACTGATCCGCGACGCCAACGGCACCCAGGTCGTATCGTCAACTCGCGTCACGGTGCCGATCGACGCCGATGTCCCGATCGGTTCCCTCGTGACCGTCTGGCCCGGACAGGCGACCGCGCGCGAGGCCGAAGTGCTGCAGGTCGGGATCGACCAGAACGGCCCGCCGCTCCCGTCGCACCGCATCCTCTGGCTGAAGTAGGAGGTCTCCCCGATGGCCGAGATCAAGCCGATCCTCTCGCTCGTCGAGAAAGCCGCTCAGGACGCGATGAAGGCCGCCGCGCGCAAGGTGCTCAACCGGTCGAACGAGCTCGCGCCGCGCGACGACGGCGACCTCATCAAGTCCGGGAAGGTCGTCGTCGACGACCTCAGCGTCACGATCCGCTACACCGCCCCGCACGCGGCCCTGCAGCACGAACATCTCGACTGGGTGCACGAGGGCGGCGGCGGGGCGAAGTTCCTCGAGACCGCCTCCGACGAAATCGACATCGCCGCCGAAGTCGCCGCCGCGGTGAGAAAGGAGCTCGGGTGAAGGACTCCGAACTCAAGACCCGACTGTGCGAGATCCTCGGCACGATCGACGGATTCGAGTGGAGCACGACCGAGGGCTACGCCGCCGAGTCCGTCGGCGTGTGGTTCGGCGGCATCGGCGATTCTCCCGATCGCGCCGTCGGGGTCCGCCTCTACGGCGGAAGCGACGTCGACAAGCTCACGAAGCGCAAGGCCCAGATCTGGGTGCGCGGCGCACGCGACGAGCGCGGCTCCGCGGACGACATCGCGGATGCCGTGTTCGACCGCTTCGACAACCTCTCCCGCGAGGGAGGGATTCTCGGCATCCGCCGCGAATCCATGTCGGACCAGGGAACCGACGACAACGGCCGCGACCTGCGGTCGGAGAACTACACGATCACTCTCGACAACGAGGAGGCTCTGCAATGAGCATCAACCCCCTTCCCGCCGGCACGACGCTCGGTCAGAGCTTCGAATACGGCTTCGACATCAACCTCGGCACGTTCGGCGCGCCGCTCTGGCAGGAGATCCGGCGTATGTCCGGATGGGCGCCGACCTTCCCGAAGGTCACCCAGGACGCCGCCACCTACGACGACCAGGGCGCACCGAACGAGGACGTCTCCGGCCGCGGCTTCGCCGGCGCGTTCACCGTGCAGGCGAACCGCTCCCAGACCACGGGCCTGTACCTGCCCGAGGTCGAGGCGCTCGTCAACGCATCGCGCCGAGACCGCGAGCAGGCCATCATCGACGGCCGGTTCTACCACAAGCCGAAGGCGGGCGCCCCGCACCCGACCGACGCCGGCCGCGTCCTCGCGACCGTCGAACTCTCCCGACAGAACACGGGCAACGCGGAGATCGACATCTTCGCGATCAGCCTCGCGGGCAAGGGCGCGTACACCCCGATCGCGAACCCCTACGCCGGCGGCGGCGTCGACATCGCACCGGCGATCTCGGCGATCAGCCCGTCCGGTCAGGTCGCGACGAAGCTCGTCACGATCACCGGTGTCGGTTTCCTCGGCGCGACCGATGTGAAGTTCGGTGCCACGTCGGCCACGGCGTACACCGTCATCTCGGAGGCGACCATCGTCGCCACCGTTCCCGCGGGTACCGCCGGTTCGGTGAACGTCACCGTCGTCACCCCTGTCGGTACCTCGCCTGCCTTCGCGTACACGCGCGGCGCCTGACCCGACCCGGAGACCCGGGTGCACTCACGCGCCCGGGTCTCTGGTTCCACCCTCCGACTTCGAAGAAAGGGTCCCGATGTCCACCGCCTCCGACTTCGCCGACTGGGCGATCCCCGCCCTCACCCTCCCGCCGCTTCCCGCCCGCGACGGTGAGCGGCGCGTCTTCGTCGTCCAGCCGCCCAGCGTGGGCGACGTGACCAAGCTCCTCGCCTGCGCTGTCCGCGGTGAGGTGAAGCTCGGCATCGTCAAGGGACCGATCCCTGTCGGAGTACAGGAGGTGCTCGACACGATCACGGCCGACGAGCACCCCGCTCTCGGTTCGACCTATCAGGAGATGGTCGACGCCGGCGTCCATCCCGAGACCATCGGACGCGCCGCCTATTACAGCGTCTTCTATTGGACCCGCGGTCGGGACTACGCCGACGGTCTTGCCCTGCTGCTGTGGGGGCGCGAACAGCCCGACGCCGAGGAGGCGGAGGGCCCGGCCCCAAAAGCCTAGAGACGGCCGAGGACTGGGCGCCGTACGGCTTCGGCGGTGAACCCGACGAGGACGGCTGGTATCCGCGATACCGGCAGGTTCCCGAGGAGCTCAAGCCGCACGCTGTCACCCCGGTCGTCTCTGGCCCGAAGCTCGACACGTCCTGGCTCGCCATCGTGTCGCACTGGCGCATCGTCGTCGCCGAACTCATGGAGCGCGGCGTCGACATCTACGACGCCGAGACGCGCGCCCGCCCGTGGATGGGCGTGCGAGCTCTGATCTTCTCGCTGATCGACTCCGACACTCGGCTCCGCGCCGCACTGCGAAGGGATACCGATGGCGAAGAACGTAGTCGCTGACCTCGAGGTTCTGTTCACCGCGAACACGCAGGACGTGGACAAGGCTGAGAAGCAGGTCATCGCGGTCGGCAAGAAGATCGAGTCCAACCCGGTCAAGGTCAAGGGCGACCCGAAGCCGGTGCTCGATGACATGGATCGCGTCGAGAAGGCGGCCAAGAAGCTCGTGTCCGAACGTGCCGTCGTCAAGCTCGACGCCGACATCATTCGCGCCGAGAGCGGCATCGAGCGCACGAAGAACCGCCTCGAGGATCTCCGAATCCGGGCCGAGGGCGGCCTCGATGTCACCGCCGACGTGCGTCGCGCGGAGGCGTCCCTGCAGCGCTTCGAGCGCCAGTTGGACGGGCTGAAGCAGGCACGCAGCAAGGTCGACATCGAGGTCAACGAAGCACCCGCCGAGGCTGGCCTGAAGCGCTTCCTGTCCCTGTTCAAGAAGAAGACCGAAGAGACAGGCTCCGAAGGTGGACGCTCGCTCTCCCAGGGACTCGACGCCGCGACCCGCGGCGCCGGTGAGAAGGTCGGCGCCGTCGTCGGCGGCGAGATCGAGTCGACTCTCGTCGACGCGCTCTCCGCGATCCCGATCGCCGGCGGCATCATCCTCGCCGGCGTCGCCATCGGCAAGGCCATCAAGGGTGCGATCGACGATGGACTCTCCGTCGAGAAGCGCGTCGACAATCTGCAGGCGCTCACCGGCATCAGCGAAGCCGACGCGCTCCGCATCAGCCGTGCCGCCGGTGAGGCATACGCGAACAACTTCGGCGAGTCCATCGAATCCAACATGGACGCGACACGACTCGCGCTGCAGTTCCGCATCCTCGACCCGACCGCCACCACCCGCGATGCGCAACTAGTCGTCCAGGGTCTCGCGGGGATCTCCAACGTGCTCAAAGAAGACGTCCGCCCCACGGCGCAGGCGGTAACCCAGCTGCTCAGCACCGGCATGGCGAAGAACGCACTAGCCGCCTACGACCTCATCGCCGCCGGCGCACGCAACGGTCTGAACCGGAACGAGGATCTCCTCGACACCCTCACCGAGTACCCGGCGCTGTTCCAGCGTCTAGGCCTCTCCGGTGAGGAAGCGCTCGGCCTCATCAACCAGGGCATGCGCGCAGGTGCCCGCAACTCCGACCTCGCCGCGGACGCACTCAAGGAGTTCCAGATTCGCGCGACCGACGCCTCCGTGGCGTCAGCGGCCGGATTCGAAGCCCTCGGCATGAACGCCGCGGAGATGACAAACAAGATCGCAGCAGGCGGTGCAGGAGCCCGCGAGGGACTTGCGCAGGTGCTGACGGCACTCAACGAGATGGAACCGGGCGTTGCTCGCAACAACGCGGCTGTGGCCCTGTTCGGCACGCAGGCTGAGGATCTCGGGGAAGCCCTGTTCGCGATGGATCTGTCCTCGGCTGTCGAGCAGCTGGGCGGTGTGACCGGGGCTGCACAGCGAATGTTCGACACCCTGGCGAGCAACGACGCGTCGAAGATCGAGCAGGCGCAGCGAAGCATCGAGGTCGCCGCAGACGGGATCAAGGGCGCGCTTGCCGGAGCATTCGCTGACCCGCTGGCCGACGCGGCAGATTGGATCTCGAAAAACCGGGGTCCGGTGCTGCAGTTCTTCTCCGACCTCGTGAACGGCGCGATCGACTTCGGGATCACCGCGACCGAGTCCTTCGGCTCCTTCGTCTCAGGTCCGCTCGCCGAGATGGTCGACGGGATCGCAGGGATTGTCGACTTCTTCAACGGGGCTGAGGGTCGGCCGAAGGAGCTCGACGATCTCGCGAGCGGAATGCGGGACTTCGACGACACGACCGACGCGGCCGTGAAGACTCTCGAGGGCATGCGCTCCGAGTTCAACGGATTCGCGGACGGGCAGATCGCTCTCGGCTACGTGAGCGATGCCGCGATGCGCACTGCGGATGCCGTGGCGAAGGTCGGCTACGAGGCGGCAACGGGCGCATCGCTCCTGAGCGAGTTCAGCACGCAGCAGGACGGCAGTGTCCGCGCGAGCGGTGACCTGCAGAGGCAGCTCGAGGCATCCGCGCAAGCGCTCCGCGACGAGTACGACGCGGCGATCGAGGCGGGGGAGTCGCAAGACAACCTCCGCGGTCGATACGACGCCACGGTCTCCGCACTCATGGGTCAGTTGACCGCGATGGGGCTGACGCAGGAGCAGGCGCAGGCGCTCATCGATACCGTCCTGCAGACGCCGGAGGAAGCGTCGACCTACTACACCTCGAATGCGGAGACCGAGCAGCAGAAGATCGAGAACCTATCGAACCGGATCGTCACGCTCCCCGATGGGAGCACGGTGATCTACGCGGATTCGACGCCGGCGACGTGGACTGTCGACAAGCTGATTGAGACGAGCAACGGCAAGAAGATCACTCTTCGTGTGTTCGCCGATGGGTCGGGGTTCAAGCTCCCCGGCGGTCAGGTTGTGACGGCACCGCAGTATCACGGCGGCATCGTCGAGATGATGGCGCTCGGCGGGGTCCGGGGGACGCCGATGCCGTCGATCGCGCAGCGGGTGCCAGCGAACACCTGGCGCATTGTCGGCGACCGGGCGGATGTCGCAGAGGCGTACATCCCGCTCGACGGGTCGGCACGCTCGAGGGAAATCCTCATGGAAGCGATTCGACTCATGCCGGGTCTCGGTCCGATGGCGCAAGGGGGAGTCCCCGGCGCTGGGCCCGTCGTCGCATCAGGTCTCGATTCGCTCGTCGGTCTGCGGATCGAAGGACGTTTCGAGATCGGAGCCGACGGGCTTGCGCACCTCGTTGAGGGGCGCGTGGTCGAGATGATCCGGGCGTCGCTCGGCGCAGCGAAGGGGAAGCGATGATCTCAGTTTCGGTGCTCAGCGAGTACAAGACGCAGATCATCGTCTCGTCCGCGCCCGCAGGTGTGGCGTGGACTCTCACGGGTCAGTGGGAGGACTTCGTCTGGACCGTCCCTGGTGGCGAGGGCGTCGGCGACGGTGGGCAACTCCACCTCACCGACGTTCTCGCGCCGACGAACGTCCCCGTCGTGTACACCTTCCGCGCCGGGGGAACCGTAGACGTCTCCGCGCCGGTGGTCATCGTCGGGCCACGCTTCATGCTGCAGCTGCTCGACGGCAGCGCGACGGTCGAAGCACAGTTCATGCTCGGATCGATCGGCCTCGAGCTCGACGTGCACCAGGAACTGTTCTACATCCCGAACCGGTCGCGCCCCGCGATCCGCTACAGCGAGACCGGCGATGGTGGCGGCGAGTTCCGCGTGCGAGTGAAGCACGACGACCGTGCCCGGTTCGACGAGGTCATCAGGTCCGGCGGGCCGGTCGTGTACAGGTCGACGCCGCCGATCGAGGACATCGCACCCGTAGAGACAGTCCAGATCAGCCGCCTCGTCTCGAACGGCCTGCCTCGGAGCGGGAAGCGCGACTGGCTCATCACCTACACGTTCGCCGACTATCCGACGCTCGAGCAGCGGCTCGGCGGATTCCCGTGGGATGACTTCGACGCCGCGCTCGCAGGACAGACGTGGAACCAGTTCGACACCCGTTTCGCCGGGGCGTCGTGGGATCAGTTCGACCTTACGGATTGGCTCGCTCTCTGAAAGGCAGGTGACCGATGCGCATCGGACCCTCCGCGAAGCAACTCGCCAGCGCCGTCCGATGGGAGCCGATGGTCTCTTCCTGGCTGGGCGGAGTCGTGCTCGCCGACCACATCCCGATCACGTCGGGACGCGTCACGAGCACGACCCGCCAGAAGGTGCAGACGGAGATAAAGATCACGGTGCCGGCGTCGTCGGTCGAGAACGGCCGCATCCGCCGGTGGCGTCCCGACAGCCCCGAGCATCCGCTCGCCCGATACGGGCAGATCCTCGACGTATCTCTGAACGTCGAGGGTGTGCTCGTGCGTATCGGCCGGTTCAAGATCATCGACTGGAAAGACGGCGCGAAAGGTGCGATCGAAGTCGTCGGGAAGGGCATGCTGCATGACGTCGCCGAGGATAAGCTGCAGGTCGCGACCGGCCCGCGCGACGACGGGACGCTCCGCTCGGAGTTCGCTCGCCTCACCCCCTCGTACATGACGGCGCAGTTCGATCCGACTCTCGTCGATCGCGAGTGCCCGAAGGCGATGGAGTGGCCGCGGGAACGCATCGACGCGCTGTATGAGATCGCCGACGCATGGCCGGCACGCCTGCGGGAAGACTCCTGGGGGAACATCCAGATCCGCCCGCCGCTTCCCGACACGCTCACCCCCGTTGTCAGTCTCCACGATGGCCCCGAGGGAACGCTCATTGACGCCCCGATCTCCGACACCCGAGAGGGATCGTTCAATGTCTTCATCGCGGCGTCGTCCGCGGACGGAGTCGAGGCGCAGGCGTCCGTGTCGATCGACAACGGCCCGATGTCCGCGAACGGCGAGTATCACCCGGTGCCCGACTTCTTCGCCTCGCCGCTGCTGAAGGACGAGGCGCAGTGCCTCGCCGCCGCGCAGACGAAGCGGGCAGAGTCGGCACGCCGCGCGCTGGTGCGCCGCGCGACCATTGCGCCCGACCCGCGCATCGAACTCGACGATCCGATCGAGGTGATTCTCGACTACGACACCCCGGGCCAAGTGACGGACTGGGGATATGTCGTCGGGACGGACGTCCCCCTCACTCCCGGCGATGGGGTGATGCAGGTCGACGTCGCGATCTTCTGAGAGGAGCACGGATGATCTCTAATCTCGACCTGTTCAGCCTCGCGCAGCCGCTACCTGAAGGGCTCGCCCCGGGGGTTGACCGCGGAGCCCTCACCACAGGGAAACTCCTTGGGCTCGACACTGCGGCGGGTCTCGCACAGGTGAGCGTCAACGGCTCTGACGGACTGTGGGTGCCGGCGATCCCCGGCATCTACCTACCCGACGGGATGGTGCGACTGCTCCTCTCGCCCCTCGACGGTGGCCGGGTGACCATGTGTCTCGGCCCGATCACCGGTGGGCAGGAGATCGTCGGCGGTCGCGTGAAGGCCGTGAACGCGGCTGTCGGTCTGCTCACTGTGACGACGCTGGGCGCCGACTACGCCCTGCCCTACGCGCCGGGAACGTACGCCGTGGGCGCGCTCGTGCACGTCATCCGATCCGCCGCCCGGTTCGGCGTCCCGTCCTACGTGCTCGGCACCTCGGGGAACTACAACGCCGAGAGCCCGGGCCAGCCCGGAGGGGGAGCCGAGAACCCCGGTCAGGTCGTCGACCGCCAGGCGGTCATCCTGCCCGAGTGGTCCGGCTCCTGGCGTGCCGCGTACAGCCGGTGGGACTCATGGAACGAGAAGCGCTACGGCGGGCGCTCGACGCTCTGGCAGGGCAACGACGCCGGCTCCGGCCCCATGACCGGGCTCGCGGTCTACGGGGATCAGATCCTCCGCCTCGGCGCGCAGCAGATCACCCGCATGCAGGCCGCCGTGTACCGTGCCGACTCTTCGTTCTCGTCAGGCCGCGCCGCCGTCCTGCAGCCGACCCCGCACGGCGCGAAACCTGCCGGAGCGCCCGCGATTCCACCGGCCGCCGCAGGTTCTTCGCCGGCGCTGACTCCCGGACAGGGCGCGCACGTTGACCTTCCCGCGGGCGTCTTCGAAGGGTTCCGCACAGGTGCATTCAAGGGACTCGTGACAGTCGGCTCCGACTACGGAGGGTTCTCCGGCACCCCTGATCTCGCACCTGTTCACGCCGACGGCATGGCCCTCATCGTGCAGTACCGAGTCACCGCATAGGAGTACCGATGGACGAACTCGCTGCCGGGGACGCCCCGGCAGAACCACCCGGAGACGGGATCTATTCAACCTGCCCTCTCTGCCTCGCGATCGTCGCCAGCGCAGCAGGGCATCAGGCGTGGCACGAGTCACGCGGAGAGGTGGCGAACGATGCCCACGACTAACGCCCGCAAGCACAAGATCCCGGCCGGCGGCGAGCAGACCACGAACCGCAAGACCATCTTCGAGGACTGGGGCAACAGCATCCGTGACGTCATCCCCGTCGCGAATGTGACTGAGCGCAACCAGGTAGTCGCCGCGCTCGCCTCGGCCGGAGAGACTGCCTCCGCCGCACGCCCGATCGTCGTGCTCCGAGCGGACGCCCGCGGCCTGCACCGCATCGAATACACCACAGATGGCACGACCTGGCTCCCTTCCTCGGGCGTCCTCGAGTTCACCTCACTCGCGAACGCGACGTCGTTCGGGACATCCAATGGCGGCCTGCTTACAGCGGGCGATCGCTGTCGGATCAGTGGCACCGAATTGCGCTGGACCGGTTCGAAATGGGTGCCGGTCGGCAACGGCCTCATCGCCGCCTCCCAGGTGAAGCCGCCGCCCGGAACGGTCCTCACGACGACGATGACTGAGGTCGCAGGGTTGAGCCTGACCGGGTGCCCGACCGGAGTGCCCGCGATCCTCGACATCATGATCGACGCGATCAATGGTGGCTCGGGCTCTTCGCGATGGCTTCGAGTCCGGCCGTATAACGGCACGACCGCGCTCGATGAGCAGCGAGAGTTCGCGCTTCCGCTCGTGGTTAATGCCGGCAACGCATACACGGTCAACTACCCGGTGTACCTCACCCCGACGGCAGACACCTTCACGCTGCAACTCAACGTTGACCAGAACAGTTCGGTCGTGCTCCGGCAGGCCGAGCTTCGACTCACGCTCCGACCGTAGGGGGAACCATGACTCGATACGTTGACGGTTCGTACAACCGGGCATCCGGCACCCGCGACGCCTTCGGTGGTCTTTCCGCGCAGCTGGTGCGCGAGGGCTATCCGGAGATGACGGTTATCTCCGGGGATCGTGAGCCCGCGGACCAACTGAAGATCTGGTACGAGCGAATGACGCTCACCCCAGGAAACCGGAAGGTCTACGGCACGGAGCGGTGGCAGGGAAAGACCTGGTACCGCATCCACCCGATCAAGGTCGGCGTGCCCGAGACCAGCAACCACGAGAAGCGGCGCGCGAACGATCTCGCGTACCCGTACAACTCCGACACCCCCGCGCACCGACGCGCGCAGAAGCTCGCACCGAACTACGGCATCACCTGCGAGGGCATGGGCTTCCGCGAGTGGTGGCACTGGACCCACTGGGGTCCGCTCGGCACCATCGGCGCTCCCGCATCCGCGGGCGGCGCATCATCTGCAACACCCGAACCCGTCTGGAAGGACGACGACATGGCAACTCTCGTGACCGGTGGCGGTCAGAACCTCATCGTGGGTGGCAAGCTCATCCCGCTCGCTGGCGCCGCGGAAGTGCAGGCGGTGAAGGGTGCGCAGGTGCTCGAAGTCGCACCGTCGACGCACTACAACATCATTCAGGCGTTCGCTCGTGACAGCGTGAACGCGGCTCTGCCGGTGCTCGTCTACTCCCGAGACGGGAACGGCACGGTCTGGATGCTCACTGACGGCAAGCTCGAGGCGCTCGTCGATCCGACCACCCTCGCCACGCTGCACGCCCAGGGCGCGGCGTCCGTGACTCTGTCGCAGGCCGAGGTCGACAACCTGCTCAAGGGCTGATGCCCGAGTCGGAACGCGCGAGCCTGACGTTCACCGGCACCCACCAGGCGCAGCATTCGAACCGGATCGGGTGGGGATGGTGGACGGCCGCGATCCTCGGGCTGATCGTCGCTGTCGCCGTCGTGGGTGTCGCTCTGGTCGCAGCTCTCCGCTCGGGCCGGGAGATCGACCCGAATCAGATCATGCTCGCGCTCATCGCCCTTCTCGGGAGTCTGGGTGCTGTGATCATCCCGAAGCTGAACGCGGTCGGTAAGAACACGTCCCAGACCGCCGAGCACGTCGTGAACAGCCACTCGGAGAAGAACCTCCGCGACGACATCGACGAGATCAAGCGGATTGTGAAGGTCACCGACTCGCGCCTGTATGGGGTCGAGCAGACGCAGAACTTCCAGGCCCGCGACATCCTCGGCATCCGGCAGGAGATCGGGCAGATCCGTCAGGGCGAACGTGACCAGTGGGACGCGATCGAGAACACCGCAAGCAAGACGCGACATAAGGAGTAAGACCATGACCACTGATCCGCTGATTCCTGAATCGGTGAAGCTCGCCGCCAAGCGGGCCTTCATCCGCACCACGTACCAGGCCTACGCGGCCACTCTCGGCGCGGGCGTCTCCGCGACCGTGATCCTCGGCATCGTCACCGGGCAGGTTGACCCTGTCGCCACCGGGGTGCAGTTCGGTGTCGCTCTCGCGGCGCCGCCGCTCGCCGGCCTGGTCGCGTGGCTGAACGTCACCTCGAAGGGCATCCCGGACGAGTACGCTGACGTGACTCTGGTGAAGCAGGCCGCCCTGCCGCCGTCCGAATCCGCGACCGATATCGACGCAGCCGTGGAGCGAGTGCTGCTACGCCGCGACCTCCGCTGACCCAGCGTGCACAGAGACCCCGCACCTAGCCTCCCGGCCGGGTGCGGGGTCTCTTTGTTTATGTCGCTGCGGGGCGACCTAGATTGTTGCCCAGTTCCCGAAGTATCCACCCGCGCTGCTCTGATTGGTGCCGACGACGGTCCCGTTGCTCGCCGCGTAGATGCAGTTCAGCCCTGAGGAGGTGCGAACGCCGACGGGGACTGTCGACAGGAGGGTGCCTGTACCGATTTGAGACCAAGCGGCCGCTGCGGTCGGTGGGCTGACGACGCTCGTTCCCCAGATGAGTCGGTCTGCTCCGATCGTGTAGATGGAGTGATATCCGCCAGCGGCGATGACGAAGGGTGTAGCTCCGGCCAGGCTTGTTGGCCCTGCTCCGAGGTTGACCCAAGAGTTGAAGGGACCTCCGGGTCCATCCTGCGTAACGCTGGATACGGTCGATCCGGCGGCAGCGAACACGGAAATGCGGTCCTGGTCTATGGTGGCGACGGGCTCCGAGTTGATTTGAGCGCCCCCTGTACCCACTGCACCCCAGTTCGTGAAGGATCCTCCCGCGACTGGTTGCTCGGACTTGTGTACGAATCCGTCGACTGATGTTGCGAACAACACCAGCCGGTCATCTGGCCGTCGCACCAGGGCAGGACGGCCCATAAGCGTGGTCGACGTGCTTCCGATGGCGACCCAGGAACTGAATGCTCCGCCCGGCCCGCCTTGTGAGGTGCCCGCGACGTAGCCTGCGTCTGTCATCGCATAAACGCCGATCGCGCCGCTGCTGATCTGAACCACGACTGGGTCGCTGACGATTCCAGCGCCGTTCGTGCCGATGGTGGTCCAGGGCGTGAAAGCCCCTCCGGGCGCCAGTTGGTTCGTCCCGACGATCGTTCCGCTTGAGGTACGGGCGTAGACGGCGATGACGCCGCTCGACAGAAGGAGCGCCGAGGGGCGGCCGACGAGGCTTGCGCCGGTGGAGCTGAGGAGCTGCCAGGCGTTGAAGGAGCCGCCTGCGTTCGATTGGCTCGCGCCCCAGAGGTTGCCGTCGGATCTGACCGCGTATAGCGAGATGCGGTCAGCCGAGTCGATGATCGCGGCCGGGGCTGCATAGACTCCCGTTTGCACAGGTCCGCTTCCGGCGAGCGGAGCATTCTGCACGTAGGGGATCGGATTGACCGCGGTGCCGTTTATTGAGATTTCCAGGTGCAGGTGCGATCCGAAAGAGTGCCCGGTGTTTCCGACGTCGCCGATGTGGTCGCCCCGGTTGACCCACTGTCCGACGCTGAACTTGCGCGTGCCGTAGTTCATGTGTCCGTAGAGGGACCTGAATCCGTCCCCGTGGTCAATCTGGATCGCGACCCCCCACCCGAAGTGGTCCTCGCTGG